CCGCTTTGAAAATTGTGACCCAATAAATTGAATCTCCTGAAATAAAAATTCAGTACTACACAGGGTTTACGCTTGAACCCCTGCGAAGTATATAAAAAACTTTCAGTTTATATTAACAAAGCGCAGGGTTTCCCCTGTCCAAGGATAATCATGACAAATTACCCTTCCCACGGTCACAGTGGGACTATTTTGGATTTCCCTAAACAGGGAAATCCGGATCTGGATCATCCAAGAATAGAACTCGAGGTAATCCAGTAAAAAAGAATCCGGACATGTCATCACCAGCAGCGACATAAAAATCGTAACTGGTAGGTCCGGAAGTTGATGCACCATCCTCGATAAACAAAGAATGGTACCTGACATAATCAACATCAGCAGTATAATTTGCTCTCTTAGGAACGAACTTAAATCGCTGATAATATGGAGTCTCAAACTCCAAAGTATTAGATGTGGCCTTATTGGAAAGTGCTGTTCCAGGCATTTTGGATCCAATGATGCCACTTGCTGCAAGCAAAGGTGCAAATGAAAACCAATTTCGACGAATATATGTCAAATCGTCTTGTGCATAATCATTAAATGTTGCCATGTTAGAAATAGTATTGGAATATTGTAATCCTATTGGTGAACGTGTAACTGAATAAGAAACACCACTCACATTGGTATTGGAGCCATTCGACCCAATAATTTTCCAACGCACTCCACCACGCCATCCACTAAATGCGGCCATAACATAATTTAATGCAGTTAGTGAACAGAAATTCCAATTATACACTGGTGATCCTGATGAAGAAATTGCGTTTGGAGCACTTCCACGCAAAAATGGAAAATCACAATCAGAAATCCTAAGCCACCTTGATGATGCAGTGGTAGTGCCCCCCTCAGTTCTGTGATAATCATATCTCTTAATCAAAGAACGTAATGACTTAACAGCTTCACCAGGATGCGTCATGGCATATTCAGGTCGAACTATAGTAGGTACCAAATCACATGGCTCAGGATTGACAGGTTGGTTACCGTCTGCAGCACACTCATCAGTATGCTGACCTTCAGACTCCATTTCTGGACTAGACTGATGTGCATACTCATCTCGAAGTTGATACATAATTGCTATGTCACGAGCTTCTTCTAGTGACATTGCCCTCATACGTTGCGAAATTTGCTCAATCTTATTCAAATTTAATGGCCTTGCAGAACCATTAGGCAATTCAGTAACTGTATCTTTCAAAAGTTGTCTTTGTACATATCCATACAAAGCTCGCAATGGCCAACTTTCTACTATAGTACGAGTCCTCAAAATGACATCCGTGGGCTCATATTCGGGAGTCGCTTGAGGTTCAAAAAATGTCATTCTAAATAAATTATCCCCAGCAGGATCCATTACCTCAAAATCATCACCCATAGATGTATAGACATTAATTTCAATATCTTGCAATCCAGAAAGTCCTGGATCTGGAGATTCAAGATCGTTTAGTACATAGACTGAAATAGTACCGTTAATTGCAGTGACATCTGACATAACGGGAAAAGTTGAAACAGAGGTAGAAAATGGTGGTACATCATCACCGGCAACAGTATTGGGATATGCAATGGGCAACCAATATTTATCTTGCCCATGACCAACTTTCATCACTACATCCCGTTCTTCAGAAATGTCAACAATCTTAGAATAATTAATATTATATTCATCAAAATTGTTGCCTGGTGTGGTAGTGCCTGGTTCATAAACAATTCTCAATCTACCTCTATGAAATTTAGAAGCAACAATTTGGAATCTAAAAATCATACTCCCGTGCCATGATGCAAACAAATTGGATATAAAACCGGAAGGAGTATAATGATACCAAAACCTATCAGGAACTACAGGTGGTCCAGCAGAACCTGGAATTTTTTCCACATCAAACATCAAAGGTGTGACGTAAGATGTCCACAACAATGTCTCGGGCACATCTCCAGAATTAGCCGAATCATTTTCAGTCCATGCGAATTTAGTTACATATGACTCTCGCATGGCAATACTTTTTATATTCATCTCGTCAGTTCCATCTAAACCAACTGTTCTGGAATCAACTGTTGTCTCTTGCTTCACGTCTAATGCCAATTTATGAGAATTATCAGGAATATTAGTTAAAGCTAAACTTCCAGTTGGTACTGGTCTATATTCAGCTATTCCTTCTGTCTGCATTACAGGCCGTGAATAACCAAACATACGCGCAATATTAGCAATAGCACCTGCTGCAACTTCAGATGCGCGTGCATATGGCGCTAAAAAGGGCACTTTTGTAAGGGCAGATGCAACATTTTGTATTGCAGTTGCGGGGCCCGAGATTACTCCAGAGCTTGGGTATTCATCGCCCTTACCCTTACTTTTCGTTTTGGCTTGATACTCGTATTCTGGTAGTGCTTGAGCAGTCAAACCAGCAGCATCAAATGCTGTTGGCATTGCTACTTCGACTTCAGATGCCCAAGCCATAACTGTTATTCTGACAGTATCAGTAGAAGTGGTATTGGTGCTTGCAAGGGCATTTAATTGACGAATATTAATCTCTCCCATTAAATCCCAATCACCTGCAACTACATTCAAGTAATCCTTATACCAAAAGAAAGGCAATTCCATTTCACCGCCTGCACAAGTAGTAGGATCCAAAAAGATATGAGGTCGTTGGGAAGCACCGACAGAGTCTTGTGTAACAAAAGCTCTATCCACAGTCAATTCATCCGGTGGACCAGTCGCTGAACGCAAAGGAATATAATCAGCCATCAACCTGCCATATTGAAAAGGGGTACCATTAATCAAAAATTTCAAATGTAACTTACACCTTAGCAACTGATATGTAGTAATCCTATTCGAAACCCTTGCATTCTCGAAAAACAACTTCCAAGGCAAGAAAGTTGAAAAGGCTACAATAGAAGATGACCATTCAAATTCATGGATCTTAACGGGTCGTTGCAGATACTCTGCCATTGTTGCCCCATCAGTTGTGGCATTATCAAACGTAGCGTCGGGTTGCGAGGGTACAGTATAATTAAAAGACGGATTTCCATCCGCGAAACTCATTACTGTTTCTGACGTCTCATGCGCCATGTTTCTATTATCTTCAATATTTATTAAACTAGTAAGTGTACAATACGTATAACTGGAGAGACACTCAATTCTCCAAGAACGTGTATAATTTTTGGTGCTGTAACACCTTTCCTAAATAGGAATAACACATAATATGTAACAGATATATATAAAGCCTATGAAAACAAGATAAGGATATACAAAACTAAAATATGTAACATGGTATCCAATTATATATAAACTAATAGGTTTTACGGGAATGTAACTCCGAAGGTGTATTAATTACCACCATATCGTGCGAACCATTGTTCTACAAACTGATCATAAGTTTTATGTAGGTTCGAACACATGTGTGCTATACCACACTCATTAGCAACGTCACGCATTTGGATTTGACGTATCGTGAAAATATCAAATCCATGATAAAACCATTCAAGTATGGCTCCATCTATATTATCAGCTGCTTGCTCATGAAGAGACATATGAGCAGACGTGACATTGCAATGTAAAGCTTTGAAAATAGACGCCTCGTCCAAAGCTCCAACTACCAAATTAAGAGCGGGTTGGTAAATGCTTTTTCTTTTCAAGAAATCTACATTCGCAATTTCCATAAATTCTACTGCCTCGGATTCTTTATCTGGCATAGTAAACAACAAATCCACAGATTTCAAATACGACGCAAATGAAATGTGGTTAAATGCGTCAAATCCTTCACGAACAGAGCTTATTGCATCATCACCATAAGTCATCAAATGGCATGCTTGGCGAAACGGTGGTGCATCTCGGCCAATTATTGAGAAATATCCACATCTAAAAAGTAAAGCATTTACTATAGAGTTAATATAAACAGTCAAAGTCTGACCAGATGGATTACTGCCAAGAAATTGTAGTAAATCACCATTATACGCAGTTAAAGGATAGGCTACATCAGTAACTAAATTTTCCATCACTTTAATATGTACAGGTTCGTAATTGGGACATTTCTTTGCAATTTCAATAAATATATCAAACGCAGCAATAATTAACTGTGGTGACATAGTTAGGTCATACTTACTATAATCTCCTGCTAGAATGCGATCGTTTCCATAATACACAATATAATCAGCTAGTTCGTGCCACTCAGGTCCAACTGCATTAATACCCACAGCACATTCTGCTACTGTCGGATTCATGCTTAAAAATCGAGCAATGGGTAAAAAATATTTCCGCAAAACTAGCTGATGAGCCACAGAAGCTGCTTGGAAAACTCGAACCTTATCTTTGCCTATTCTTGTTGGTTCATCTTTCAAACATCCTTTAAAAATTGGGTATGATCTCTCCTCACATAAAGCATTTCGTTCCATTAACTTGAATTGTTTCATTATCATGTCATCAAGTTTTCTTGGACAAGAGTGTGTAGGATATTCATTAGGAGGTAAATCTTCCATATAATTTTGTTTTGGACAATTAAGAGGGAAACCAGCAGAAGTAGAAGGAGACAATGCATTAATAAATTTCTTACCGTCAATTCCTGATATATTCTCCAAATCTTCCAATGGTGCTATATCACTACTCCAAAGTTCATCTTCTGCAAGTAACAATAAAGGCTTACTAAAATCTTGTACTGCTAGAGTGAGTAGTCTACCTTCAACACCAATAGTTGGTTGAGAAACTTTAGCAAGTGTATTCTGCCACGGGTGCCAGGGTGACTTGTTGTCAATACCACGAAAAGATGGTGGACCATGTTGGCACGGAACTCCAGTAACATATTCCACAGAATGTGAAATAATTGAACGCTCCACACGTGAGACTGGCGTAGCACGTCCTTCACATGTACCATATATAATAATCTGCGAACCTTCTGGCATATAATAAACTGGACTCTTATAATGCATCTCAGTACCAGTCAATATCTGTTTGTCATAAACACTAAGAGGAAATGTACCTTCACTCGCTGAAATGCAACATCCTGGAATATTTTGTAAGAACTTAATTCCCTGTTTTATTTCATCTTGGAATAAGGAGCTAGCATATCCATGCGGCATACCGCCTCTACCTCGCGTATGAATACCAAGAATACTCATGGCCTTGCCAGTGTAACATAGGACATTTCCACATAGTCCATTATAAGTGTTATATGGTAATGTGTAAAAATATCCTTCAGTGTTATTCCCCGATATGTGTGTGGGGACAACATCGAAAACGCCTTCACTATTTCGTCTAATGAAACTACAATCTTTGCGATATAACATTGTAGTAGCAAAATAAGGTGTCAAATCCTTACAAGGTGGAACATTCGGAATATGGCACAAAGCAATATCCTTACCTGGTATCTTATAAGCAAAGGTTTTAGAAATGCGTGCAGAAAATCTCTGTCCATTGACATTCTCTTTAGACTTAATCATATTGACGACATATTCTTCTTTAACGCCATGGTCAAAAAGCATATGTGCTGGAATTAAAGCAACATTCGCACGAATAAATAGAACGGAGAATTGTGACATACCTTGCGTCTCGGCAAAATACAAATTTTTCTCTATTAATGATTGGAATTGCTCTGGCGTTACACATTTACTAGGCTGTGACACAGGTAAAGGAGAAACACGGACACCAGACCAATCATTAACTCCACTATCACGTGCATCAATTTCTTCTCTTGTCTTAGGTGCCAAATTTCCTTGAGGTGTGAATTCACGCACTGAACACCATATCTTGGAAAGTTGATATGCAAGATAACACAAGGTGGATGATAGAAAAATGCGCTTCGTATATTTGCAATATTCCGAATCTAACATAAGCGTTAACTGATTCGAAAATACCAAATTATTCATGAGTTGCGAATATTCATATTCTATCTTATCACACAACGCAAAGGAAATACTAAACCACATTGGAACTAAATAAATGGCATGCCAACTGCGCAAGAAAAGGAGGACAAGAACTGTAAAGATACTGAAAAAGGTCAAAAAGTATCTCAATCTATCCCAAATTTCGTAACGTTTAAAGAAAAGTGTAGTAAAACAGTGGGTTAATGCCAATTGCTTACGCACACTAGTTAAAACATTACATCCGCTTTGTGACATGCGGCGAGCTTTTTCTAATAATTGTATATCGAAAACCGATTGTTTAGTGAGACACTTACAATTGACACAATAGCACTGTTTACACAGCACTTTGGCCACAGTATCAAACATATTATTGGCATTCTTAACTAAGTATTTTTGTCTATCGGAATGTTGTTTAAATGTCGTTAACACAAACTCTATCAACTTGTGGATGTTAACTTGTGTCAACTCCTCCCCTTGGAAAGTGTATGGTACATACTTTACATGTTCAGGACGTTTAGATCCTGGCGTAGGATCAGTAACTCCAACACACTTGACTACATCAAAATTCCATAGATCCATAAAGGGGTCTTCAGTAACTGGAATCTTATCAACATCCAGCATTGGTGAACCACTGACCGCATACTCGGGTTTGACAAAAACCCGGACTATAATAGACATGCGTCGGACAATGGATACGGGCTCTTGGGAGTAAATACGAGCTCCCATATCCTCCAGATTGCTAGTGGCTACTACAACTTTAGGTCGAAGTTGTACTTTACCTTTCTTATCTGCTTCTGCCATCACAGCAGTCTGAACGATATTATTTACGAGAGAAATTATGCGATTAGTAGGCGCAGTTTGCACAAATTCTGGTCGAGTATTTGACACGTCATCCAATATTACGCCAACAATATTTGAACGCATGTTCGAATCGTACTTATCTTGCTCATTAAGTGTAATAACTTTTTCAGGACCGCCAAGATCGTGAACAGTCATAATTGAACTCATGAGAAAGTTAGTAATAGTACTTTTGCCTACACTCGAGGGCCCAGTTACGGCTATACCCAAAGGAGCTTCACGCAAACCCCCATGACTTCTCTTCGATTCAAAATCAGAAATCATCTTTTGTAGTTTAAGTACTCGTTCATAGTACAATTTTTTCTCGAAAGTGCCCTTAACCTTCTCGTGAAAGGTTCGGGCAGTTTCAAGGAGGATTTCTAAGCGATCAGCATATTTGTCATCAGTAATGCCATGATCTTCTAGATATCCAAATTCGGCCACTTCACTAAGACCTACCAAAGCAAAAAATTCCTCATCAAAAGCTCGGAATTCTGCATTGTCAACAAATAATACTCTCCAGTCACCAGTGGTGACAAAAGCACACCCACGTTCGACTACGTGGACTATAGTATCAAATATTGCATTGGCAAAATCAAAGGAAGTGGAATGGATGGGCAGAAGAGAATTGGAATATTTCTTCAAACCATCCTTAGTGAATTTCAAGTGTTTCTTATCAGCCATAGAAAAGACAGTACACATGCCTATAATACTTGAAATTCTTTTAAAACTGGAACTTTTAATAACTAAATTCCAGTTGGTATGAACTTGTTTAAGTAAATCAACAAAAGATTGTCCAGATTGTTGATCATACCCAATAAGTTCTTCAACAAAAGTTCTGACAACATCAATACACATGTCAGGAACTTTTGGAATAATGTACAATGTCAAGGTAGCCACTAAATGACGATTATCAGTGGACTTCTTGACTCCCTCACACAATGAAACTATTAAAGCAATCTCTTTAAAAACTGCAAATGTTAAATGTGGCAACAGCTGCTGTAGCTGTTGTTTAATAACATTGTGGGGTGATAAATTGGAGAGGTTATCTTTCAACGACTCCTTCAACTGGGAAAATGCGGTACTGCTAATACCCATTCTCTGGCACTCATTGTAAACTTCGCTCATACTTCTACTAGTAAAAAACTTTGTCATGAAAATAAGAGGGAGTGCTAGCCAATTGAAAATAAACGTAAATTGTAGTAAAAATTCTAATCTACGTACATAAGAAAAAGGTCAACGTCAAAGAATATTACAGATTAGCCTCTCTGTAATAAATTAATCAACTCAGTATTGAACGGGATGTTTACACCCTGATACAGTTGGCGCTGCACCGAACTGAGAATTACAAAACTTCTAAATTGAAAATTGCATAAAAATGTGTAGAGTTCTACGTCTTACAACAAGTGGACCCTGGCCTACTAGGGCTCTATGGAAACTGGACTTTTGCCGACTCAAATGTCTTGGGACAGTTTCAATACATCACAATATACAACAATTTTCTTGTACGTAAAATCGAAAAATTATTTCAATTTTGATCAGGTAACATAGGCTAAATGTCACCGTCATTCACGGCCAGTAAAACTGGCTTGCTAGTGGAAAAATGTTTCAGGCAAAACAAACTAGCAATAAAAATAATACCTGAGGGTGTCCAAAATCAAACTTCTCGGGGCAAGAAGTATAAGATCAGAACAAGATAAAGTCCCCATTATTGCGCTGGTTAAACACGCAAAAATACCTAGATAAAGAACATGAATTCGGAAAAACATTAGAGTTAAAGAAATGTCAATCTTTCAAACTCCAACAGTGGAACTCATCTATACGCAGTATGGAAAAAACCAAACTATTCACTATAAATGGAACTACTGCAGCTATCGAATAATGTGTAAAATCTATTATCTGAGAGGAGTTACTATATAACTCCAAACAAATCATCATTTACAGCAACTACTCTAACACTCCGCACGGAAACAAAT